TCAGTTGTAGAAACTGTATGAAATTTTAGTAGACCTTTAGCTGACATATTTCGGTTAGCGTTGTAACCAATCATTCTTGATAAACGCAACACACTATCGCGGCGCTCTGCTAGCTCTAAGAAGTTTTCGCGGGCATTTAAGTCAGTGCGGAATGCAATACTTTGTCCTACAAACGCAATAATATCAATCAGTGCTAGGTACTCTGAACTTTCTATGTAGTCATTGAAATCTTCTGGGAAATTCGTGCGGATATAGTCAATCATAGTACGGCGTAAATTTTCAAAGTCGTAACTTTGGAAATCTGCATTCTTAAATGACTGATAAATTTTGTGCCAATCTTGGTTTACTAGCAGGTTATTTTGTCTATCCGTGTCGCTCATAATGTATCCTAATATCAGTATTTATTGATTAAAATTCTATGCGTACTTTATTGTGTCAGTAGGCCGTTTGCTTGATCAAATTGTAATTTTAGGGTCTGACTAATGTTATATGGAATATATTTTAAATTTGCTTCAATTTGTAAACCAGTGTCGTAGGGTGTTATAAGTACGTTTCCTGCTTGTATTCGAGGATCGTAATTAAGAATTTCGTTAACATTTTGCAAGATAAGATCTTTAAGTTGTTCTGTTAACGGCTCGAATAACAGGTCCCAAATGATAGTTCAAACCCTGGTTGCATCAATCGTTCGCCCTTGCGAATATAAAAATGATTGATTAAATCTTGCTTGATTAAATCAAAATCATAAAGTGTAAAATTTTGTGTATTAGTTGCAACTGTACTAAAACCCCTATACATTTGTGGAGTAGCTGGGGTTGCGTTAGGTCTTGCTGGAAGAGTTACTTTGTTGTATAGTTGGCTCATTAGTCTGCTCCTTTAACCTTATTAAAGGTATCTGTTTTAGTTGTGTATTTTAATGCGGCGCCGTGTAAATTTTCATGACCTGCCCAAGGTTCTGCATCTGGTACTCTGGTAGCGGCAGTAGCTGAACCTGCGGTGCCTGAATTTAAATTAATTGTACCGCCGTCAATATTAGTATTGCCAGCTTTAATATTACAATCGCCGCCTGGATTTATGTTTGCCTTGCCGCTGGCTTTTACGTTGACATTTCCGCCGGTGCTAGTTAGATTAATATCCTTATCAGCAGTTACGTTAAAGTTGCCCTTGGTATGCATACTAATATCGTCTGCGGCATAGATGTCAATTTTACCGTTACTAGTTAATTCAATCCAAGTTGTTCCACGAGCGTTACCTATATAAATTAAATCTTCGCTATTGTGGAGTAGAATTTGATGTCCGGTACGAGTACGAATACGCACTAGTTCGTTGTGCGGTATTGTATTAATTCCACCTGTCTCGCCTTGCTCTACTGCGGCATATTCTGGTGGACCGTCACTTGGTTTTGTTTTACGTAAAAACTTATCATCGCCGTCATCCATAACAAATGTTGATCCGCCAAGTCTGCTAACAAATGCATTAGGAACTCTACTAGTAGTACTACCAATCGCACCTCTAGTTGCGCCGGGACGTTTATCTACCGGGCCTGGGGTGCTGATACCAAACACCGAGCTAGGAGTTTCTCTACGAGCACTACTAGTTGTTATTCCTCTGATATCGTCTTTTAATAAACCTTGAGTTTTTAATACATCAGCTAACGGGTGTTTAGGTTTTTTAAATTGTGTTGGGTCTGCGCTACTGTTATTAAGTTTTTTATTGTACTCTGCTACCGGTGCGCGGTCTCCGCCTTCTACTACATTTTGTGTTGCGGCAATTCCAGGAACCATAAAGTTCATATTTTCATCTGGAACACAACCTATCCAGTACCCACGCTTTGGATCTCCATCGATAAAAATTACAATAACAGTAGAACCAATATCAGGAGGTACCATCCACATTCCATAACTTTTTTGTGTATTATTATAGTTGTCTGGATCTTCTTTGATAAAGTCTGCACTTGTTTGCCCCCAAAAAGGGCTCATGTATTTTACTTGTTGTGTTTGACCATCAGACCCGGTGTTACCGGTAGGTCTTAATATTTGTACTTGTAACATGCCCATATAGGTGCTGTCCATGTGGCTCATGACTTTGGCCAAATACGGGCCTGGGCGTTGTTCCGCTGACTCTGCTGATACGTAATTTTTATCTCCCATTATGGTGTTACCTCGTCTGGATCTGCGGTGGGCGGTTCTTCTTTTTTGTTTGAAATCCCAAACATCTGATCAGGAGTTGATTCGACATCATCTCCGTAAAGCGGTCTGCGGAATCCTTTTAATACTTGCTTAAAAACTCCGCCACTAAATGAACTTGTAAGATTTGTTACACAATATAATCCGCTAAAGTGTTTTAAAGGTACCGACTTTGATTTGCCAAAGTCATACAATCCGGTACTTTGGTTAAGATCTATCGGTGTTCTAAAATTTATCTTAATATCAACTTCGCCGTTTTCATAATTTATAGTGCCGTCAGAATTTAAATTTTTATATTGTGTGCAAGCAGATGTATAATTGCCGGTTCCGCTTTGTGCAATATAATAAGGATCTCCTACAATCTCCATTTCTAAGTTGTACATATCAAGAGGATTTTCTAAAGCCATCTGAAACATTTTTGCGGCACGCTGAGCTTGGCCTTCTGCGCCGCCGCCGCCTCGACGATCTTGCCCGGTAAGAGTATTGACCCAACGCAGTATTGTTGGCATGACTCCAATCTTTTTACTAGGGTCTTGTCCATCTGGCATTGCCTTTATATTCTTTTTTGTTTTTTCGTCAGCGGCACCGGTTTGTTTTTCTGTCACACTATCTTGAGTTCTTTCTAAAGCATCGGAACCCATGACCATTGAAAAACCAGCATCATATTTGATTTCAAATTTTAATATATCGACATTTTTACCAGTGTAGATATAATTGTATTCTTTTACTGCTTGTTGTTCTAATGGGCCGCCTGCGCTTAGACCTATCCCCGGAGTGTTGGGGGGTGTTAGTCTACTGCTGTGTACTGCATATGGAACTACTCTGTAGACAATTAATTTAGGTTTGATTCCGCTATTCTTATTTACTGGTCCAATATTGTATACTTTAGTATCAATTCTATACCAACCTCTATAGCCTTCGGGTGTGATATTATCATTGTCTAAAGCATCGTTAACAAATCCACTTTGCAATATGACTTGATTGATAGCAGTTGTAATTTTACTATCCTGAGAAAACTTCATTTCACTTATTTTGATCTCCGACTTTAATTTGCTTCTATCAAAAATACCTGTCTTGCTATTGTATACTTTATCAGTAGCACCGCTTGGTGCAATACCTTTTCTTACTTCGTCAAATCCTAGATCTGCAATTCCTATGTTGTTACAAGTTGCTGGGTCTTGAATTAGGTTTGGATTTATTGTGCTTCTAGTAACTCCTAATTGTTCATACAATGCACCAGCACTAGCCACATCCGATTGGCTAACTGTTGCAGAATCTTTTGTTTCTGTATTATCAGAGCTTTGACTAGGACTAGAGGCACTAGCAACATCTAATGGAAATAAAATAAGAATTTCGTCTGGGGTTTCTAATTTTGCTTGTATTGCTGTTTGTTTAAGTTTTTCATTTTGAACGGCTTGTAAACTATTGTCTCCAGACTGTAATATTTCTTGTATAGTTTTGCCACTGATACTGACATCATTTTTGAAACCATTTACATCGTCTGTAAGAGCAAATACATTGTAAGCCATTGCGGTACATTTATATACAGATCCCTTTTCGTTGACTGTCATATCCATAGTTTGAAAACTAAATGGAATTTGTCTACTACATCCTGGGATTTTAACCATTTTTCCAGTTTCTGTATTGCCTCTAAAATCGATAGTAAGGATAAAAGGGGCTTCGCGCCAATTATCATGACCTAACTCCTGTGCTATTGTTTGACAACTGAGTGCAAACAGTCCCATACTGTAAGGTTCGATAATATTAAAACTAAAAGTCTGTATGTTGGTTTGATCGCACTCGGCCATAAATCCTATTAGTTGTTCGCATACCAAGTTATCAATAAAAAAATCAAACTTTCCATAAGGGGTATTAACTCGATTTGACGGATCGGTATTGGCAGACTTGCATACTAATGCAATTTTCTTCCCTATTCTATACGATCTATCTGGATAATTTAATTCATCATCCGTAAGACACCCAATACCTAATACATAAGTGTAACTAGCATAACTGAATAAAGGATTTGGAAGAGGTAATTTTATACCTCCTAATTTTTTAATAAAGTTGCCAAGGTCACCCAGGCTACCAGTTAATTTTGTTAATGCATTTGCTGGACCTTCTGACAAAAAAGTCTTGGCTGCATTGGCGCCTGCTTCGGCGGTTCTTGTTGCCGAATCTATTATACCTGGAACTCCATCTAAACTCATATTATAATCCTAACACTGTGTTTAAATTTTTACCTTTAGGAATGTAAATTTGTACGCCTGGTACAAAATCTAAAATAGGATCTTGCAATACATCAAGATTGCGTTGTATAAACACCCACCATAAACTACTTTGGCCATACAAGTCGTTAGCTAGTAAATCTGGTCTGTGTGAATACTGCGGTTGTATAGTGTACAAAAAATCATCGTTGTCAGCCGCAACTGGTCTTATGGTCAGTATATCTAAATAATTTTGTTTTATCTTGGTATTATACCAAGGACTAGTATTTGTATATTGTGCTGGCATGATTATACATATCCAAATGAATTGTTCAAATAACCACCGCCAACAAATCTGTCAAGACTAAAGTTGCGAACACTATTTCTACTGTATATTGGTTGTACTGTAACTTGTATTGTACTTTTAACTGGAACATGGGCAACACCGCCACTAGTTGTTCCGCCAATACCAAACGATCCAAGTAGACCTGCTACTTGTCCAACACCACCAGCAATACTACTGACACCACTCAATATTCCTCCGAGTGCTGAATCGCCACCTAGTAGGCCTGCGCCCATACTAGCTAGGCCGCCGATACTGTCTGCAACGCCTTCTACTGCTCCGGCGGCACTTCCAACTACATCACATCCAATATAGTCGCAATCATTTGGAAGTGTAATCTTAACATCAGTTACTATTACTGGAATATTTTTAAACACATAATTTCCATAACCGTTAAGGAAAATAACAGGAGGAGGATTTCCAGCCTTAGGATCATTTCCTGAAAACATTTTGGTAAGACTACGTAAATAATGCACCGCGGCAATCCAGTAAAGTCCTTGAGTTGCATCATCTGCATAGAAAGGAGCATCAATAGTTATATGTCCTGGATCGCTATTTTTAAATGCTTGCATTAGATAATTGGTATGTATTGTTTCAACAGCTTGATAGTTAGCTTTTGTACCAAACGAAACTTTAGGAGTATATGGAAATACTAAACCACCCGCATCTTTCAATGGTTTTAGCACAGGACTTGTTTTGAAAGATGTCCAGTTAGCCATGCTTAATCGAACACGCCAATCATTTGCATTTGCATCGCCACCAAAGCTAGCAACAGCACTGGTAAGGTCGCCGATGGCTTCCCCAGCCGCTGGCAAATCAACTGCTCGAATTGCGGCCATTACATCACCACCGCTGGCACTGTATGCTGTATCAATTGCGGCTCCTAGATTTTTAGCGGTGTTTACTGCACCCGACGCGGCGCCTAGTAACCCAGTTGATGCATTTAGTGAGTCTAGTAATCCCATAATTAATATTCCTTTTGGTAACATATTTAGTTGACTTTATTAAGTGCGTAGTTTATAATTA